AGAGCATAACTCACAACTCTGGAACTCAGGTGTTGATTCCGATAAGGAAATCGCAAGGAAACAGAAACGTAAGTTATCTTATTACAGTAACGTTTATGTTGTTAAAGATCCTTCAAACCCAGCGAATGAAGGTAAAGTATTCTTATTCAGATATGGAAAGAAAATCTTTGATAAGATAACTGCTGCAATGCAACCTGAGTTTGAAGATGAAACACCAATCAACCCATTTGATTTTTGGGCTGGTGCAAACTTCAAAATCAAAATCAAGAAAGTTGCTGGATATTGGAACTATGACTCATCTGAGTTTGCTGCTCCTGAGCCACTTCTAGATGATGATGAAGCAATGGAAGCAGTCTGGAAACAGGAACACTCACTCGCTGAGATTGTTGCTCCAGATCAGTTCAAGTCATATGAAGATCTTAAGAAGAGACTTAATTATGTTCTTGGTCTAACTGTTGCACCAAAGAGACAAGATCCAGAAGTTGCTGAAGAAGAGACTGTTGTTGAACCTATTGCATCATCTGAAGCGCCAGGCACACCATCATCAGTTAATGATGAAGATGAGGAAGATGCACTTAGTTACTTTGCAAAATTAGCTGAGTCCTAATTATGAAGGTTTTAATCGCTTCACTAATCGCACTAACGCCAATCGGTGTTAGTGCTGATGAATATCAATCAGGTTATTCACATGAGAAAACATGTTTTCGGAGTGAGTATCGAGAAGAATATGTGCCTGGCACAAGATCAAAGCCTGGGTATGTAAGATCTTTTGAAGAGACAATTGAAATCCCTTGTAAGGATCATCATAGACAGTATGATGAACCTACAAATCCTCAACGTTCTCAACGTGATGATAATGATTGTTCGGATGGAAAGATTGCTGGTGCTTTGATCGGTGGTGGCGCTGGTGCTGCTATGTCCAGAGGAGATGGTAGATGGTGGGCGATTCCATTAGGTGCAGTCGTTGGTGGCACTGTCGGATGTGATCTTGACGGTGGCTAAAAACCAATTTTAAATACAAAAAAACCCGAAAAAAAATTCGGGCCATTTTTCTTGCCAGAGGTCGCTCAAAGTGACCTCTTTTTTTATGGTGAAATAAGTCTTGGATTTTCTGTTTTCTTGAGACTATCACTTACAAATTGTTTAGATTCTTTATATTCCATTATATTTTCAAAATCTTCTAAAAATCCATTTAGATACCCTATTTTTAAAACGTTGATATTTCTTTTTGCATCATTCAAATTGGTTTCGTGTTCTAAGAAAGTAATTTCAGTAATTTGTGATTCTGTTCTTAAGACACCATTATCTAAGAAACTAATTGAATAATCAGATGGAACTAATAAACCTTCTGGATGAATTAATTGTCCTGATGAATTTCTTAAGAGTTTAGTTTCATAATGATGAGTATTTGATAATTCCTCAGATGTATATTTTGCGTTCAAATAAGTTAAAAAATCTAGATTTCCCATTGGCCATTCATCTCTTACATGAATGATATTATTTGTTGTTAAAATAACCCAATCTAGAGCGGGATCTTTGTAAAATTGAAATGCAACTTGATCTGGTCTTTCATCACCTTGAACAGAGTATTTTGTAAAGGATACAGTTTCATCAAAAATATCATCACGAATAACTGCTCTTTTAAATATATTTTTTACAATTTGATAATCATATGCAGAAGTTCGATCATTTGACAATGATGGATAATCAAGGTCTGGAAGTTGTCTGAAGTAACTATTTGGGGATTTTGAGTATGTCATATTAGAAACCTACGCTATCATCTGGAGTATCCAAATGGTCTGATTGATAAATTGGTCGAAGTTCAGTAAATGCAAGATCCATCTTGACTGCAACTGGTTGTGAATCACGATATGCAGACCAATAACCAGTGGGAGCATAATCAACATTCATAGTTGTCAATGCGAGACCGCCTGGACTAAATTGATTAACTGTTTTTAACATGTCTTTTTCACCCTCACCATTTTTATATTCTATGGTGAATATATCGGGATTTTCTAGAAATGTGCTATTCTGAAATTTTGGCGCCATACCAACTTTTAACATACGAATTATTCTCCTAATCTCATCACCTTCTTTTTGACTTCTTGCGACCATTAAAAAACTAAAAGAAAAATCTCTGATAACAGGCCCTTGAAATAACATCTCTGCGTTTGGATTTAAGACACGACCACTGGTTCTTGCTAAAAGTTCGTCTGTACTTATATCTGCACCTAAGAAATTAGCAACTCCTTTACCAATTGTTTGAACAGCAAGTCCTTGAGCAACACCACCAGCTTCAGCAAAATCAGCAAATGCACGACCATCTTTCATCTTGGCATTAATATCAGCAAGAGTATCTTGTCTTTCTTTTCCAGTAACATTTCCAAGCGAGAGTCTATTCAACGCTCCTAGTGTTTTTTGAGCAGCACCAACAGCAAAAAGTCCAGTTGAAGTTAATTCACTTTTTCCCCACTCAACACCATTTACGTCTGTTGCTTTTGGCATTGGTAATATAATTGTTCCAGTTGGTGTGCTACCTTTTACACTACCACCAGCTACTCTGTCATGGGCAAATAATCCAAAGGTTTTTCCCTCATTTCCAGCTTTTTTACTTTGAACTCCTCTACTTTGATTTATATCTGGTCGTCTATAATAATATCTTTTTATCTTCATATGATCCTGTTTCGTATCAATATCCAAAGGATATGCATGAATCATTGCTGTTTCTTTTCTGCCTTTAAGCTTAAAGAATCCTCTAGCATCCATGTTTTCATAAGTACCACCTTCTCTATTACCTGTTGTGGGAGATGCGTATTGAGCAATACTTGCAACTCCACCAGTTGATACGAAACTTCTATTTCTAAATTTTTTATCTGCTTTTGTAAAATTTTGATTTAATTCCTCAGTGCTTGCTATTTCTAAGTCATCTACACCAGAAATATAAGATGATTTATTTCCTCTAAATTTGGCAATATTATATGCATTTACAGCTTCTTGACTTGAGGTTGCTTTTTCAAAATCTGTTGAACTGGGATCAAGTGGTTTCAGATTACCGTTGTCAAGTTTTTCATAAACAGCATCTATCGATCCTTGTTTATTAAAACCAAAATAAGCTTCGCCATTAGTTATACTAATTCCTGAGATGGTATATTTTTTACTTTTTTTATCTGACATTAGACTTTGTTGTAAATTCGATCTCTTGGAACTGGAATTCCTCTCATATCAACAAATTTTTCAGTCGGTAATTGTGCAACATCCGACCATTCACTATTAGGAATACGATATGGTGT